TCCCAGTCAAAGTCCTTTAGTCTCTTGTCATAGAAGCTGGTCGGAATGTCCGCCGACTTCCTGGCCTTGTTCACGTCGTCTGCAAATCCGCCATTACAAAACGGGCATTTCCTTCCGACCGGTACCGGCCAGTCCTTGTCTCCGTACAGATGTGGTTTGCTCTGGCTTTTTGCGTACTCTGATGCCATCTGCATGAATGTATACAATCCTGTCCCTCCGCATTTTTTGCAGATGTTATCCGATTCCGATCTCGCAGGATTTTCTGATTGCCTCTCGTTGTCTGGCATTGTACTCCTCTTCCTCCTTTCCCGGATTCTTCCGCTTATCCTCTCTAATCCATTTGCAGATCAGAGCGTAGTGCCCATCGTCCCGGTAGTCCGTCTTATGGGTTTTTATGTATTCGGACAGGCTTTCAATAGTTGCGCTTACCAGTACCTCTCCGTATTCCTTCATGAGCTTGGCGGCTTCCTCGTTGCTCAGGTATACGTTGTCATACTTTCCGGTAGAAAAGCGGTTGATCTTGGCCGGCGGGAGTGCAGGCTCCTCTCTCTCTTTCTTATATTCTTTATTATTCTTTATATTCTTATGTTGTGTGCTCTGCGTGGTGCCCTGTGTGGTATCCTGAGTGGTGCTTTCGGTGGTGCTATCTGTGTCACGCACATCTTGATAGATGCAATAATTTACAATGGTTAGAAGTGTCCCACCTTTGTCACGCTTTATATCAATCATTCCATCTTCAGCAAACATCGTTATTATGTTATTTGCTTTCCGTCTGGTACAGCCCCACCGTTCCGTCAGCTTCCTAATGCTGGTTATGATCTGTCCCTTCTTGACGGTAATCAGTCTGCCATTAAAAAGGACCTTTTTATCCATGTAGTTAACGGACAGCAGAAGATCAAGCCACGCTTTAATGACTACAGGATCTCCCCAGAGCCAGTGATCCATTATTGATTTATGCAGCTTAATCCATCCAGCCATTTTATACCTCCCTGATCCGGTACCCTTTCAACCAGAGCATTAGTTTTCTTTTAATGATATATTCCGGAGTCCTCACTCCTTTGGCATCCTCGATCACGAGGTCTTTTTCTTCCTCGTCGAAATATACGAAGTCGGCATAATAGGCCACCTCTCGTTCGAGGAGCTTTCCCTTGATCTTGCCACCTCTCGGTCCGGTGGTCTCCGGCTCGTATTGAGCCGGTACCAGTACGAACTTCGTTTGCCTTTGGAGTCCGGATATTCTTCCTGCCATTTCGAGTTCTTTCAACTCCATATATCTGGCGGCTTCGCGCTTTGAGTCGAACACTTCACCCAGGATGCTGACCTTTTTTGAATGGTATTTACTTCCGGTTCCGTAATTTCTCCAGGCCATTACTTACCTCCTTTCTTTGTTACATCTATTTTTCCGCTCATCAAATCCGGCAAAAGTGCATCTCGAAACTCAGCCAAAATGATATTTTGCTCGTTATTTAAATACATAATGTGTTGTTTCCACATATTCAAAAACAAAAGTATTATTTCTGGAACCCGTTCCTTGTCTCTGTTTTCAATTTTGAACTCAGCTGCATTCTTGCTAAGAGTGATGAATGATTCCTTATCAGCCTTACAACCAACAATAGAAAAACTTTCTGTTACATCTGGTTGACTTTGCATCATTTGAAATGTTTCATACAAACCAAGAGCTTTTGCAAGGCTCTCATTTACTGTCAATTTTATTGAGTTCATGGCCTGGACTATGTGATTGTAATCTTTGACAATATCCTCGTATGCTCGATGTTTGGTTTCCCTTTCCTGAAAATCAATATATCTTGAAGGTACAAGAAGGTAATCATTCTCTTTTAATTCTTCAATACTTGCCGCCTTTGAAAACTCCGGCTCATTGATTCTTTCCTGAATCGCCTTAATTGCCTTATTCATTGCATCTTCCGGAATAACTTTGACAGTCTTATAATATGTTCTGTTCTCGTGACTCGCACCGCCAAACTGTCCGTTTTGTTCTCTTTGTTCCTCTTCGTATGCCTTGCGCATATCTACAAATTCAACGGTCTGCGTTTTCTTCTGCTTGTCGAAAACAATAATGCAGGTTCCGATAGATGTACTTTCAAACATCTTATCCGGTAAGCATATAACTGAATCTATCAGGTTCTTTTCAATTAAAGCTTTCCGGATTTGCTTTTCGTCTGCATTATCTGTAGATAACACTCCGGTCGGTAAGATAAAGGCCGCCTTATCGTCTATCCAATTAAGCGCAGTGAGGATAAAAGCAAAGTTCGCATTGCTGGCAGGCGGAACTCCGTCATAAAACCTCGGCTGTATTTGAGCAAATAATGGAATGTTCCATTTCATGTTATATGGAGGGTTTGATACAAGTGATCTTCCCATACTTATCCCCTTTTTGTATTACATACGATTCATATATTTCTTCTTGTAAAATATCGCTTCTGTATACTTCAGCGGTCTTATTTCTTAATGCCAAGTTAAAAAGCAGATACGGAATAACATTCTCATCTATTTCATAACAAATCATTTTCCCATCTGGGTTATCCAGGCATCGTTGAATTGTCAAGCTTCCACTTCCGGCACACATGTCAATCGTCTCTATGCTTTCACCTAAAAGCTTTGACAGAAACTTCCCAAGACATGCAGGTGTATAATCTTGCTTTTTATCTTTTCTGTCCGCCATGTAGTATTGAAAAATCATTTGCAAATAGTCTTTTGACATATCATGCTCTATCAGTTCATCAAACTTTTGAAACTTTTCAACTTCATTATTCTTGCATGAACACATCAAAGCGTTTCCCAGAGCATCAACAGAATCTATCTCAAATAGCTCAAGCGTCTTGTTCTTTAGTTCCAGAAGCTCCATCACTTACCTCCGAAGAGTGCGGCTGCGGGATCCTCTGCAGGTGCTGCTGCCGGTTCGGGTTTCTTTTCTTCCTGCTTCGGCTCTGCTGTTGGTATGTCGATTACTTCCTCAGTCTCGACGTATGTCTTTGTCCCGTCCTCGTTTATGACTGCCTCGTCCGAATCGATGGCGCTCATCATCTCGGTGCTCATGATTCCCCATTTGCTGAGTAGCTGGCGGAGCATTGTCTTGTATGCCATCCCGTCAAAATCCTTATACCAGAATGACGAATACAGCCATGCGTCATTCTGGTCATACTTTCCTGCACAGAAATCAGCATAGGACACCTTCGGATACTTGCCGGTCGTAGCATTGACGGAAAAAGCCTGTGAATATTTATCTGCATGAGCAAGCATCTGCTCCCTGCTCCAATAGATAGACTTTTTAAAACCGTTTACAAGCTCAAAGGTTGCATAATAGCCGATTGTTTTCGCCTGCTCCCTTGCGTTCCAGTTATCGACCATCAGATTAACTTTGATTTCTTCGTTCAAGGGATCGAAATATTCGAGCTCGCCTTCCTTTATCGCCATGACGTTTATCTTTTTATACTGTCCTGATCTGATGGCCAGCTGGATAAGTCCCTTGTATCCGATCTGGAATTGTGCGACCTTGCCCTTGTTTTTATCGTTGAAGGGTACGAGGTAGTAATATCCCAGCATCGGTGAAGGTGAAAGATTCAGGCTCTCTCCGAGTAATGCTGCGGACAGGATGCTCTGGTTGGTGCATTCCTGAAGCTGCGGGTTATTCTGTACCGCTGAGACAATCGAAGTTATAAACCTTGTCCCGTTCTTGCCTCCGATGATGCTGTTTATCTGGTTCTTGACAGCGTCCTGTGTGAGATATGTCGCCATTCCCATCTTTTTGTTTGCCTTGCTCTGCACTAAACTGTTTGATACTGCCATGTCTTAATCCTCCTTTATCCTTACGGGTCTAAAATCTATATTGTTATTGTTAAAAAATTCTTTTAAAAGTGCCGCCTGCGTTTTGTTAAGATATGCCTCGAAGCCCACCCACATTTTCGGCTCCGGTGCTGCTTCTTCTTCCTGTATCCTCTCGACCTCAATCACCGGGCTCTGTTCCGGTACCGGAATAAAAGCGTTTTCTGTTTCTCTTTTCTTTGCTTCTTCCTCGAGCATTTTCTTCTTCTTGGCTTCGATCTCCGCCAGCTCTGTTACCTTTGCGAGCGCTCCGGATACGTCCAGCGTCTTCTGGTAGAAAAGCACCGCCTCGTGTGAATAGTTCGGCAGGGTTGCCAATGTCTGGCAGTTCCTGATGATGTCGTTCTTCTGGTTTAAAAGCTCCGCCTCAATCGATGCCATGCTCGTCGATGCGTTCAGCCACTTCGGGTTCCATAACTGATCGATTTTTACAAATTCAGAGAAGGCCATCGCCTTGAACATTTCCTCGATACTTGCCTTTTTCTCGTCCTGCTTTATCGCCTCGTATTCTTTTACAACCTTGTCTATGGCCGCCTTAGGTTCTTCGGCTATCTTCATCAGCTCGTCACACTGTGCCTTCAACGAATCGAAAGGCTTCATGTACTCCTTCTGTATGCGGATACGCTCATCATTCACGGCCTTAATAAACTTATTAAGCGTACTGCGGTCAGCCTTTGCAGTCTGGATGTTTTCATCCGTGTAGACTATCTTTTTATATACCTCTGTTTTCTCGATAAGATCCTTCTTGATCTCCTCGAAATTTGCGATACCCATCTGAGGCAGTGAGTATTCCTTAAAAATCAGCTCCATTTACTTTCTCCTTTATATTTCCGGTAATTTTAGTGGTGGTCTCTGATTCTTCTCGACATATTCCCAGAACTTCCTCGCTTCGTCCAAGAGATAATTGATATCTTCCTGTACTTCTGACCGCTCAAATTTGTAGTGCTTTGTCTGTAAGTAAATCTCATCCTTAAATTCCGACTTTAGCTGTGCCTTAAGTATGCAGAAGTCAAATTCTGTGATTGCAAGGTACCAAAGGCACTGAACATAGTAATTGTCCGGAATCCGCTCATTCCACCTCTCTTTCTGCATGGACTGTAAGATGTTGGTGGTCTTGCATTCCCAAACACCCTTACGGCCTTCTTGATCTATAAGCCATCCATCCAGGGAAGCGTGTGCAAACGGATAGTCTTCATTTATCCATACATTATTAGGCTTGTACTCAACCTTGTATTCAGGAAAGTCCAGCTTAAAGAGTTCCCGAAGATGTTTTTCTGCCTTGGTACCGTACAGCACATAAGGCTTTTTGCTTATATCTTCCGCTTCTCTCCTGCCGGTCAGCTTCTCCCATAATTCTACATTGTTACAGTACGGATTAAGTCCAAGTATGGCAGCAGCATCTGATCCGCCGATCCCTGTCCGGTGTTCGAGCCATCCTTGTCGGCTCCGGTATGTCGTCATTTTGATCATAGATTATCGAACTCGCTTTCTTCTTCGTCCTTCTCGACCTTCAACAGCCCTATGACTGACAAAATCAGGATTATACACCACACGATGCCCTTCTTTGCTGCGTCAAAAATTGTTATGCTGTCGCAGTCAACTCCTCCGGCTATGCCCACTAACATGATGATGGATATCCCCATCCCTATTACGCTAAATAATGCGATTATATCGTCCAGGCTTAATTCGTCTTTATGCATAAGTTTCCTTCCTTTCTGCTAACTTATCCAAAAATTTATCGAACTTTTCTAAGTCACACCACCATGTACCACCTTTTCCGCTTTGGAAGAAGGGGCTGCCCTGCATATGGCAAAGCTGACGGATTTTGCTCATTGGAAGCCCTCGTTCTGTTAGCTTGTTTGCTTTAATGTACATAACGCTCCTTTCTAATCCTATTATTTGTTAGGATTTCTGGATACAGAAATAAACTGCATCGGGATGTTAGAGAGCTTGGACATTTTCTCTACATCCTCAAACTTAGGCTGTGTCTTTCCTGACTCCCAGGAGCATATAGTCGACTTATTCACTCCGAGAGCCTGCGCCCATTCGTCCTGATTCATTCCGGTATTTACTCGAACTGCATCAAGATAAATTTTCACACTGTCCATCTGCTGCCTCCTTTCAAGTGATATTCAATTAAATATTACATGAAGAATTATAATCCTAAAATTTGGGATTGTCAACATAAAATTTGTGATTTTCCGAAAAAAGTATTGATTTTTTATAAATTTTGTCCGATAATATAATTGGAGGTAAAGTATTATGACGAACATGGAGAGATTGCAAGCGTTCAGTGCTAATATGAACAAACTGATTGAGAAAAGCGGAAAACAACAAAAAGAGGTTGCCAAAGATCTCGACATCCCATCGCAGACTTTGAATAATTGGTGCAAGGAAAAATCAATGCCGAGATGGGGGATGCTTCAGAAGATAGCGGACTACTTCAAGGTACCGGTTGATATGCTGGTATATCCGCCAAAGGAACAGACGATACAGTTACAGATTGAGACGGAGTCAAAGAAAATGGATGAATGGCAGCTGAAAAGGCTGCTTGCATACGCAAAATATCTCAATACTAATCCGGAGGATAACTAATATGGCAGGTCGATTTAAAAGGCAAAAGAGCGGACTTTACCGCACCTCAATACAACTTGGCTATGGTCCAGACGGTAAGCCGATAAAGAAGTACTTTTCTGCACCAACCATTAAGGAGCTGGAGCAGAAGATCATGGAAGCCAAAGCGGACCTTGCGAATGGTCTTACGATATCAGACAATACTACATTCGGCACCTATGCCGAGAACTGGCTGAACATCTACAAGGCCAACAAGGGCATACAAACTCGAAATATGTATAAACATAAGCTGACCTATTGCGAGTCATTAAACGATATTCCTATCCGCAAGATCAACCGCATGATGATCCAGCAGATCATAAATGAAAACGCGGACCATCCGAGGACATGCGAGATCATTCTTCTGACCTTGAAGCAGATATTCAATTCAGCTAAGGAAGACGGCATCATGCTCAAGAATCCGTGTACGGATATCACCATGCCAAGACATATACCACAGGAAAAAAGGGCATTGACGGAAGAGGAAAAAACGAAGCTCCGCTCGGCAGTCCTTCAGCCCCAGGAGAGACTTCTGCTCCTGCTCCTTTATGGTACCGGATGCCGACCTGCAGAAGCGTACGCACTGAATAAAGACGACTTTAATTTTAAGGATGGGACCATATCAATATCAAAAAGCGTACAGTTTGACAATGGAAGGTTCTTTTCGATATCCGTACCGAAAACAAATTCCTCGATACGCTCCGTAATCGTCTCAGAATCGATTTTAAAGGGCATTAAGCACACGCTTGATAAAATATCCACTTACAATGTGTTAGGGGACAATACGGGGCAAATAATGAGTTCTTACAAGTATGATACGATATTCAAGCACATACTTCAGAAGGCAGGTCTTGAAGGCTCAGGAATCACAGCGTACGTTTTTAGACATAACTTCGCTACCGAGTGCTATTATGCTGGAGTAAGCCTGAAGGAATGCCAGAGGCAGATGGGCCACACATCATATAAGATGGTTATGGAAGTATATGCCCACTTGGACGAAAAGAAGGAAAATACCCGGTCGAAGATGTCATCGATGGTAATGTGATTTTGTGCAACTTTTTGTGCAACTCTGCAACTCTTGTGCAACTCAAAAAACGATAAAAACAGACTAAAACAGACGCAAATAAACAGATAAAAATAAACGCTGAAAGCCTTGTATTTACTTGGTTTTCAGCGTTTTTCTTATGCTTTGGGCATTCTGTTCGCATGTAAGATAAAAGTGACAAATGTCACTACTTTTGGTTTTTATATACCCCTAAAGTATGCGATTCTTTGTCCCTCAGTGCAACTTATGTGCAACTCATAAACAAACTAAAAGAGACAGATATTATCAAATATCCGCCTCTTTTCCCCTGCTTCTTTTTAGTGTAGATTGTAGTCTTCTCTTACTACTCTTTCGAGTAGTTTTAACAAATACTCCGGCGGCTCCCTGTATGCTGTATCGGATGCAGCTTCCCAGTTCTCAATGCTTCTTTTTGGTATGCTGTACTTCCTGGAAAATGCATCCTGGGAAAGTCCGCTCATCTTTCTGATAATGGCTGCTGGTCTTCCGGTCAGTTCTTCGATTTTTGTAATATGTTCGGCGCTCCAAACTGCCGGGGCTCCCTGATCGCCAACCAATGCTTTTTCGCAAGCATAAACCTTGCCGTTTTCAATCTCGCATGAATACGCTTTATAAATTGCTGACTTTCCTGTGTCATATGTAATCTTATATGTTTTTCTTGTGTCCATCCTCATTTCTCCTTACGGCAGGTCTTCTTCGTTTACGGTATAATCGACGTCAAGATTTATTAAGATTGTATTTTCTTCGACGCTGATCTTTGTAACCTCGTTATTAAGGTAAAACTTTACCATGTCATAAAGTATGCCCTTTGCCTGCTTTGTTGTGCATACGCTTAAAAGTGCCTCTCCTCCGTTGCAGTTGACTGCGATTTCCTGAGTCTCATCAAGTTTGTTTAATAAGTCGTTAAGTGTCATGTCTTCTTTCTCCTTTATTTTTAAGCTATTGATATAACCTGGCTCTTAGGTATCCATCTGGTAAAAGGTTTTGCAACTCCGCGGAAGTTTACTGTTTCGACTTCAAGTTCTACTTTGTAGGCCTTTTCACTTTCTCCAACAACCTTACCAACAAATGTATAACTGTCATCTGTTTCGTCCTGAGCTTTTTCAATTCCTTCGGGACTTGTCCAATACTTAAATACAGGTGCCCAATGATATTTGTTCATGTCTTCTTTGATCTGCCATGCCATCCATTCTTTAACCTTTATCATATCTTTGTCCCTCCGTTTTTTATTTCGTATTCCCTTGCTGTGATTTTATTATATCACCTGTTGAGTGATATGTCAACACTTTTTTAAAAAATTTTTGCTTTGTGTGAAAAAAAATAAAAAGAACCCTTATTCAGGCTCTTTTTCCAATGCTTTGTCAAATTCTTTTTCCGCCTTCCGGCTCTCAGGATCAGCTTCGAAGTTTGCTTCTGCTGCCGTTATATGCGCTCTTGTGAGTGCGTCCATTTCATCCATCTTCTCTCCTTTCAAAAAGAGCGCACCGGAGTGCGCCCTTAAGAGTATTAATATCTGCGGTAGCTGGTACCGTTTCCGCCCATCTCATCATCGGATGAGTATCTTCCCATGCTGTCCCTGTCGGCATATGGTCCGCGGCCTCTTCCGTCCCTGTATGACATAGGTGTCATATTCATACCGGCCATGCTCATGCCATTATCATAATACATGGGATAGGGATAATGCTCCGCATATCCTCTTTCCTTGCTTGCGTTCATTGCGTCCACTGTCTCCAGGCTCTTCATCGTATGAGCTAAAAGGTCAAGCTTCTCCAGTGTGTTCATGTTGAGCTCGCCCTTCATCTGGATCCTGTCAAGCTCCGCTCCAACCATATCCTTAAGATTTTTAAATCTCTCCATGTCTGTCTCCTTCCTTAGGCTGTCCTTGTAATGCTGAGGCTGCCGTCGATTACATTAATTACCGGAGTCGGTACTGTCGCCGGGTCGTCCACTGTGCCGTTCACATATTCAACTGACACCGTAAAACAACATCCACGAGGCACATCAACTACGGCTCTGCTTGTAACGTTTCCGTATTCGTCTACAGCTGCAGGAGTAAATATCGCTCTGCTGCCAATACGCTGTTCTCCGGATACCACTATAGCGGTGGCTATAGGTGTTACCGCACCGCCTTCTGGTATCGCTACGTTACCCGTAAATTCAACCTCGTATCTTGCAAAGCAGTTATTTGTGATACCACGCAGAACAAAAATCCCTGTGCCGTTCTGATGAAATACGCATCCCTTGTTGCACCGGATAGAATCAATAAATGGAATCGCCTGGTTGAGAGCTACACTCTCAACCTGGTCCCTTGTTAAATATTCTGCCATAGATCATACCTCCTTAGAAGCTGCCATTACCGCATCCGCAGCCACATCCGCCAATGTTGTTATTTGACAGATTGGTAGCGCAGGTGAAAATCGGCGAACGTCCGAAAACGGGAGTAGTGTCTACCGGGCAGGTGGCAAGGCGGTTATAAATGCCGTCCACGATCCTCTGATCCTGGGCAATCTGCGAAGCCTGACCTCTTGCATACAGATTTTCCTGACGGAGCTGTGCGATCTCATCGTTCTTCGCATCGATCTTATCCTGGTATCTCTGGTCGCTCATAGCCTTAAAGCCGTCATTGATAGCATTAAGTATAGCCTGTGTATTCTGGGTGTCGGTGTTTCTTGTGGCACATTCCTCGGAAGCTATTGTGTACTTAAGATCTGCGGTTGCCTGCCTGTTTTCGCAGCAGCAATTAGCAAGCTGTCCCTGGATTGCATTCAAGCCCTGACTATTTGCCGTCTGAGCTGCGAAGCTTCTTTCAAGGTCTGCGATCTGATTGGCGTACATTTGCTGTGCAAGAGCATTCTGTGCACCGTTTACGGTTGCATTCACACCGGCGAAGCCTGAGCAGAGTGCATTCTGTACACCGCCGAAGCCGGAGCAAAGAGCGTTCTGCACATCACCGAATCCGGATGTTACGCTGTTCTGGATACTCTGAATGTTTCCATTGATCATCTGATCACGGAATCCGCCGTTGATGTTCTGGCTGTTGTTAAGCCAAGGATAAAGACCGAAGCCGCCATCCATCATAGCTGCGCCCATTCCGCCGAAGCCGCCAAATCCGCCCCATCCTCCGTTATTTAAACAGAGAAGCAGAATGATCAGCCACCAGCCGTCACCACCGAAACCGCCGAATCCTCCGAATCCGCCGTTGCCGCCATACATAGGAGCTACGGGCATAACCATGTTGTTGTCATCGTTCATAGTTTTTTTCCTCCAATAAATTTTTTTGGTTAGCGACTACCCTCAAACGGATAGCCAGTATATAAAAGCTTTTCAGCCTTTATTTTGAAAATACTGCCTGAAATTAGGATTATTACGTGCCTGCATAGAGCTTTCGTTGACCTTATCCTGCGTGGTCTGCTTGGTATTAAGCAGATACTGGACTATCTCCTGGGGATCCTGAATATTATTCGGAACCTTGTACATACTCCTTACCATTTGCTGTGCTCTTGCCTTGACCAGTGCCATCGGATTATTCATCATCATCTTCTTCCTCCCTTGCCATGCGCTTCTTCTTCAGCTGTGAGATCTGATTTTTAAGATTCTCAATCTTGTCATAGATTGCGTTCAGATCAGACTTAAGTGCATACTCCGAAAGGTCAGGTGCCTTGTTTGTCTGGTCAGAAGCTTCTGAGGCTGCTGCCTCTTCTCTGACAAGCCGGAACTTTTCGAATATCGGTCTGTCAAGTGCGGACTGTCCCATCGTCTTAGTGTATACATAAGGTGCCGACTCGTCTAAGAATGTCATACTATTGCTTGGTCCGACAGGATATCTCCGGGCTTCCTGTTCATTCTGTACCGTTATAAATCCGGCATTTTGTGACTGTGTTTGTGGCTGCGGTGTTTGCGGCTGATTCTGCATCGCATAGTTGTAATTCTGCATCTGGGGATAATAGTAAGGATTATAAGGATAATTCATTTTTTCGCCTCCAATAAAAGGTCGGTGTCTCCGATGTTGAGTCCCAAGAATCATATACGGTACCATCGATGATAGTCACTGCGTGTGATCCTGTTCCCAGGATATATGTACCGACAGGATGATCATCCGCGAAGTCGCCGATTGTGTAGCAGTGCGGACAGCTGTCAGGAATGACATGTCGGGAGAATCCAGCGTCATGCAATACTGCTCCCCACACACTGTCAGCATTTGGGAGATTCTTCATCCGATAGCCGTAAGTGACAAGCTTTTCATAAGCTTTATCCCATGTAAGGTCTAAGGCCTTGGCCAAGGCTCTCACCGCACAGTCGCCAATGCTCAGCCCCTTGGGATTAGGATTGTAATATTCATATCTCATGGTTATAGTGTAGTGCATATCTCTATATACTAAAATGATCGGGACAGGTCTTTTTCCGGTCATTTTTAGGACCTTTTTTGCACAAAAAAAAGACGGAGCCGGAGCTCCGCCTAAAAAGGAGGGTATATGTCATGGCAAGTTGTCAAATACTGCCATTTCATGCTTATGTATGATCTTTGCTACGTATCTCGGTGACAGTTCGCAGGCTTCTGCTATCTGCTCATATGTCAGACCGTCTACATATCTCAGGCGCAAGACCTTCCTGTCTCTCGCCGAATGTACAACCTCATCTATTACTCTTATTATTTCGCTGTTAAGGTATGGCTTCATTTCCTGACTCTTCCGGTCCCGTTGCAGGAACTGCATACCTTGGTATCATTTGAGCCTTTCTTGACTCTCGTTTTCGTTATCGTTATTTTTATCTTCTGTTTGCTCGCCATAGTAGTCACCTCCGACTATATAGTTGTTGCTATTGTTATCCGCTTCCTGGTCTGCTTCAATCTCAATTTTTTCATACTCTTCAAATTGATTTTCATATAGTACCCATGCAAGATTAGAGCCGAACAGCATCAGGATCAGCAGTATGACAATAACCGTCAGTTTTGTCACTGTTCGTTCAAGCCTTGCAAGACCACTTTCATATATCATGTATGCCAGCTTGTTACCACTCAAGCTTTCAATTTTCTCCGGGTATTCTTGCCGCATATCCCGTCTACCTCCAGTTTTTCCGCAAATTGAAACCGCTTGATGCAGTCAACAGTTCCGTCACCACAGGATCCGTCAATGCCACCATGCTCATCTATATCTGCCTGGTATCCTTTTTTGCACAGCTGATACTGCACCCACTGTACACCTTCGCCTTTGCTTATGTAGTTCTTGCATCCTGTCGCCTCGGCATTCTTCCGGCTGGTGACATTGGTTAGCGGTTCGGCAAATGGATTGGTGTATGACATTCCTGCGACTACTATAGCCGTGTGTCCCTTTGTCCTGGTAACGAGGATGTCTCCATCATATAATGTCGTGCCGCTCTCATAAGCGAATGCAGGCTGAAATAGTCCTGTTTTTGACAGCACTTTGACTTCATCTTCCGTCGTAAAGTCCGGAATGGTCTTCCCCGTCGCCTCGCTGACTACTTTTCGTACTAACGATGAGCAATCGCAATTACACGGATCCTGAGTGTCAATGCCTGCCTTGATTATACCATATCTGTCGCTCTGGGAGTATCCGATATTTTTGTTGCAGCAAGCGATCTCCATCAGCTTAGCAGCTGCCAGGGCATGCTGTTCTTTTCTAAATCTTAATACATTCCAGCCTTTCTTGTTCACGTAAAAGTTCTGAAGCTTCACCTCTCCGGAATAGTCTTCCTGCTTCTTCTGGAGCTGGTCTCCCGGCCTTCCGTTTCTCGATCCGTTCTTTTCGTCATGCACTGCATGACCTATGATTATCCTCATCAGCTGACACCTCCTTTATCGGCAATCTTTTTACGTCTTCGATTATCTTCTCGGCGGTGCCATTGCCGCCCAGATCATGATATGGAATAAATAGATAATCATGCAAATTTTCGTATTGATCCTTGCTTACATATCCCTGTTTCAAGAACCTGCTGCCAAGTTCGCAGATCCTGTCATGTGCAAGCCCCCGGAGCATCCGGCTTTCCGCCGACTTTTTCTTTGTCTTTGACTGCCACACGGCAGTGATCAACGCCCAGAATCCCGTTGATCCGAATACAGATACGATGATTGCAAGCACGATTTCACCCTTCATCCTTCTTTTCCTCCTTTTCCTCTGCGGCCGTTTCGCGCTTGCCTGCCTGCGTCCCGAAGTAGAACGATATGACCATGGTGAATACAGTAAGAAACTGTTCGCCGCTTATCACTCCGATGATCGACAGATAAGCGAATACGCCGGTCAGAACAAATGTTACGATTGACTTAACATCAATCAATTTTGCAAGTTTTTTCAGCATTTATGTCACCTCCTTTACATTGTAAACTACCCTTACAATCTCTCTGATGCAATTTCCAAAATCGGCAAGAGCATCCGCTATCTCATCAAGATTTGTGTGCATCATTTCCTGCAAGATTTTATCTTTTACCTTGATGTCCAAATTGGTATTCGACAACTGAAAATCATATTTATTAAGAATTTCTGCTATTTTTGTGATTTTATCGTCCATGATTTTCTCCTAAAATGGTTTTATTAAATTGCTCATAGGATTCACTTCTTTTCAAGTATAATTTTCTCCAGAGTATCAACTTTGCCACTTAAATAAGCCACTTCCTTTTCGAGCTGAATATTGGGTGTCTGATTGCCTGACATTGCAAACATTGACAAGAATAACGGAAGCCATAAATCATTGTTAGGTTTGCGTTCTTCACTATTTTCGTCTTTGTAGTTTAAGGCTTCTAAAATTTTCTCTCTTTCTAAATCTGTCATTTTGAATATGCCTCCTTTTAATCTGTGGTTTACGAATCTCTTAAAAATTTAATCCTCGCAAATCCATTCCCAATCTTTGGCTTATCACTCACAGGATCGGCACTTGCTTCATTTACGGATTCCGTCTTAGTATTTTCAGCACTTGAAGTTGGAACATTATAACCAACCATCTTTTTGTTGCTGAGAAGTGAGTTTCTTATATAGCCACTACCTGCACCACCACTCTTTGATGATGTACCCTTGTAGCCACCATATAAGCCACTACCACCACCACTTAGGTTCGTTCCGCTTTCACCTAAACCGAATGCGTTACCTGTGCTTTGGTCTGCTGAGTTATCACCGCTACCACTAATGCCACCTGCTTCTTTACCTGTGTATTCCGTTTCACCAACAAGCAATCCACCACCTCCACCGCCAGATACCATTAAGATGTCTGACAGATTAGATGATAAGTCTTTGAGTTGTCCTGTGACTTTGGCTATGTGTGTTGCTCCGCCACCGTTGGATGTGTAAGATGGTGTTGGATTTGTCCAATCTTCACCTAAAACAGTTAAAGAACCTATATTTGTGAAATTTTCACTAATATAAATAATGCAATCTGATAAAGTATCAAACTGATTAGATGAGGGAACATCAGGATTTCTGCCTTGCCCATTACCAATCCAAATACCATTAGAATCAAAATTTTGCGGATAAAAGGACCGAAAAGATGTATTATTATATCCAACAACTCCAGAAGTCACAGGAGTATAAGAAGAAGTACGATAAACATATTTATCATTTTCAAAAGTTATGGTAACATCAAATTTTACCATTGGTAAAAAAACATAAGATGAAGATGTTAGTATATGTGAATAGGAATAATTCTCTCTGTTATTCCAAAAAAATCTTTCTCCATATGCTCCATTTTTAACTGGAACATCTGTGAAATCTCTAAAATTATCTTCATTATTTGCTTTCATCCATATACATTTTAATTTTTCAATATAGGGTATTGCCCAACTTGGTACAGCCACATTCTCTTCCTCCTTTCATATATCACCCATAGCATTTATTCATTAGGTGGAGTATAGTTTCCGCCACCACCATATCCATTCTGTCCACCGACATTGATATACAACTTCTCGCCTTGTGTAAGTAGAACTTCGCCATAAGCATAAGCACCATAGCCACCTCTTGCTGAGTTGGTTCCGTCTGTAGCATTTCCACCTTGCGCTCCCCAAGTTTCAAGTGAGTAGATACCTGTCTTTGGAGCAGTAAAGGTCTGGATTGAGCCTGTGTAGTCGAAGTTGTAACCTTCATCTCTACCTGTCTCGCAACTCTGCGGCTCACTACTTGCGGTATTGCCCAATTCATCCTCTATGAATATTACAAAGTAGTATGTCGAGAGTTCGTCCAGACCGCTCATGCTTGCTGATTGTATAATCTTGCTCGAATCATACGGCAACTGCGTGGTCTTGTCAGCATCCGCTATACTCTTTGGTATGCTGTCTTTCTTTGCCGCAAGTGTGATATTTTCGTAGCTTCCTACCTCTAATACAGGTACCATCCATACGATGCCAACCGTTGTACCGTCTGCCAAAAGTCCCATGATTGTAGGTGCTGTTAATATCCTTTGCGTGTCAACGCTTATAACTTTTGTCCAATTATAATGATATATGGGATTGGTTTCATCATCTTTATACAAACTTCCAGGCATTATAGCATAGTAATACCGCTTGTTGGATTCGATAGTATCATCAATAAAAGGGGTTTCGCTATATTCGTCTCTTGTGGTGCTTGTTACAAGTATATCACCGCCATACTCTGTGTTATCGACACCCCATTGATGTAAAGGTGGAGTACCCTCTTTTCTTACTACGATGGTTTTTGCCCATGTAGCAGGGATAGGTCGGTTTCTGATAAAATCCGGTGGGTCTGTCCACTTAATCTCTGCCTGTGCAGATTGCTTGTTGTAAACGACTTCAACGTTGCTCGGTTCATCAAGGATCCTGAATCCGAGATTTCTCAGTAACTGTATAAGTCTCCTGTCATGCTCATCATTAAGTATCGAAACACCATTTGTTCCATTTCCGTCTGTTGCTGAGGCACTGTCGCCCGTATGCCACCTGTCATTAGTGACTATATATTTAGGCTGCTTCTTTTCGCCCTTTGCGGTATAAATGTCTTTGAAACTTTGAATACCATTGAATGTCCTTTCAAGGACATAGGATCTGTACCAGTTTTTTGTATCGTATTCACTTTTTTGCGTGAATCGAACATTATAACGGTCCCCCACTTCTACACTGAGGTCTCCTGTGCATTCTGTTTGATTGGGAGTGTAATTCAGATGTATAATAACCTCGTGCATTTTTTTTAATGCTGCTATTACATCCTGATCGCCTGCATCCCTGTCAGCTAATACAAACGGATCTGCCATCACATATATATTCGGGTGCTTTTTTGCGGTGTTCTGTACACTGAATTTTTTTATGTTATTGCGGTCATAAACGTCTATCTGACCTATGCCCCACGTGTTTATATCCTCATAGCTCGCAGGTGACAGCCTAAAAGTATCCGTAACTGTACGGACTGGATTTTGATCATAACTCGATAGTGTAAGGCAATTAAACCGTCCGTCTCTGCCGATATGCCCGAAGCAGCCATTAAATTCAAGTAAACCATTCATAAAAAAACCGAATGTTATGGTATCACTCTCTATGGTCCGTCCTATAGCAAAAAGGCCATTGCATAATACATAATCGGGGTTAAGATATACAGGCAGCTTAGGGCTGTCCTTGTACTCGTCCTGCTCGTCTCTTATCCAATTAAAAAGACTTACTAAAACAAGCCCTATCATATGTCTTTGCCCATCACCAAAATAACTGTTATACCATTCCGTTATATCCCAATCTTTCAGGGTCTTTATGGCATCAAACGCCTGTATAGTGCGTTGTCTCCGGTCTACTGTGTACTGATCCTTATCCACAATATATTGTCCGACCTGGAAGATAGTATCTGAGTCCTGATCGAAATATAAGTATATATCTATCATTTCGTCTGCTAATGACGGGATATTGTCATTTGCTATAACAAAACTGATATATGACTCTTCCATCTGGCCAAATTTAAGATTTTTACTTGAGCATATACTTTCTTTAATGCTGATACTTTCACTTATGAGATGTTCTGTGTCAATAATATAAGCGGTACCCTCCGGAATGTCCGGATCTTCTCCCGATACCGGTGTGATTACGGTACCGGCCGGAACTACAATCCAATCTACGCGCTTATGATCGCGGAACTTTTCGCGGTATGCGTATTCAATCATACTTCACCGCCCCTTCCCGTAAATGCTATTGCAAAACCATTATATATTGCAGTATGTCTTGTGCTTAAAGTATTAAGTACCGGACTTAGTCCTTCGACTTTTACTCTTTGCGTTACATAATCATTTATTTTAGGGACCCAGCATGTAGCCATAATATCTTCTGTCCCATCTATAAAGTCAAAATACGTCAGGAATGTCTCCAGCATATCTTGTGTCATATTTGACGTTGTGAATCTTACCACTAATTTTTTATAAGGAAAATAATCTTCGTGGGTCTCTCCAAGTGCATTTTGATATGTACCTGCAACCTGGAGGTCAAGATTCGCTTGATATGATTCTTTAGCGATATATCGATTGGGGAGCTTTGTGTTTCCGATCTTAATATAATAATCCGATAATGTCAGAGCCATCTTTTCTCCCTCCTTAACCAAATTGCTTTACATTGGTCCGGTTATATTCGATCCATGAGCGTTCCTGCATAATACTGTATGTGCGGTCCATGTCATTTTGGATATTGCAAAGTACATTAACCTGCAATGATCCAATAACTTCGGCGACTGCCTGCTTAATGGTGTCAAGCGGAGCTTCTACATTCGTGCCATGTTTCTGATCTCCGACTATGGCCATAAACGGTTTATTAGGTTCAAGGACTGCGCCCTCAGCAAGTTCCGGGATCCCATGCTCGCGTCTAAATGCGTTAGCATCAGCCTTTGATGCAAAGCTATATGTTGATCCATTGTACTTTACTATCTTGTCCGCATTTGCTTCATATGCAGCATGCACGGTAGCGTAATTCTGATGAGCTTTTTCCTCGGCTTCTTTAGCATCAATCAGATCTCCAACTCCGGTGGCTATGGTTTTCAGGCTTTCCCATACTGTCGATATCTTGTTGCTCGCCCAATCAAAAAAATCACTCAAAGCCTGTTTAGGGTCCCTCAGGAAGTTGATGATGCCCTTGAATGCGTCTCCGATCAGGCTTACAGCTTCGCCAATCACTCCGCCAAGCAGGTCAAATGCTTCCGAAAAATCGCCAAATATAAAATCTGATACGCTGCCAAGTCCGCCAAGAAGTCCGCCTTCTCCATCTAATCCGTCTGTTACATCTGTCAATCCATCTACAATACCACCAAAAATCCAGTGTACAAAGTCCAGGATCGGTTTGAGCAAGAGATTGACTAAATCCAGGATGGGCTGGAGCAACTCGCTCACAAGTTTAAGCAGCGGAGATATGAGATTGAGCATATCCACTACTATCGGCAGTACCATGTCGATCAGATCCATAAATATCGGCATAAGCGCGTCTAACAGGTCGAATATGACAGGCAGTACTGCATCCACTACATCCATAAGCGGAGGCATCAGCCTCTCAAAAAGGCTGATCAGGATAGGACTTAGTTTGTTGAAAATTTCACTGATCTTAGGAATATATTGCAATAAAAGCTCCGCAAATTTCTGCACCACTGGCATAAGTGATACACCAAGACTTGTCTTTGCCGCCTCAAAACTTGCCTTAACATTACCCATGGTATCATTAAGCTGAGCCCCCGACTTTACCGCTTCATCCGAAAAGACCAGTCCCAAGTCGTGCGCCTCCTGCTTCATGGCTGCTATTGCATCTGATCCGGAGTTAAGCATCGGTGCCATCTCTACACCGGCGCGTCCGAACAATTTGGTAGATATGGCTGTCCTTTCCGCACCTTCTTCCATATCGGCAAGTGCTGCTATAACGTCATTCATGACTTCTTCGGTTGGCCTTAGGTTTCCGTTTGCATCTTTGACGGATACTCCGAGCTTTTCAAACTCTGCTGTAGTTTCCTCTCCTTCTTCAGATACACCGGTCATGGCTATAGATAAGGTCTTGAGTCCGTTCTTCATTGTCGAGATATCCATGCCGGACAGCTGCATGACATGATCCCATTCCTGATATGCCTGAGTTGATATTCCCATTTTCTGGGATGCCTTGTCTATCTCATCCATTGCGCCGGCTGCACTTGATGCCATTTTTGTTACTGCGCCAACACCTGCAGTAGCTGCTCCTACTGCTGCCGCTCCAAAAGCTGCTACCTTTTTTGCGCCGCCCACGAATGTTTTTGCAAGTTTTCCGGCTTTTGAGTCGGTCTCTGATAAAGATTTATTTGCATCTTTATTATCAACCATTATAGTCCCGAAAAGCTCAAATATTGAGGTTGCCATTAAGCTATAACCTCCTTTCTAAACGGTCTGCGTAGGATATTCTGCACATTATCAAGGATCTGCTCCTTCGTATGTACAGGCTGTGGCGGCTTATTCTGGTACCTTAAGAAGTCCCCGAAAGACATGAAAGTCTCTTCGGTCATCTTCGGGTATATACTTAAGTATAGCTGCCACATTTTCTCGTTTTTCATTTCCTTAATCCCGGCATCGATGATCTCCATCCCGTAATCGTAAGGCATATCATCAAGGTTCCTGCCGTATCGCTGTATTGCAAAGCTTATGTACGACGGATCAGCTTTGCAACCTTTGAGAAAAAATCCTTCCACTGCTTGCTCCCGTCGTCAGTGGTCAATCTATTTATTATAACCTCCGGATCGCCTTCCTCGATATCCTGAACTGTACACTCCAGTACATCTGCAAGAAATACGTATATCTCCTTCTCCACGGCCTTGCTGCTTACCTGTGTGATGATAGACAGTACGAGGTCTATCCCGAGATTGAGTCTGCTCTCATTGCTATCCGAAGTCTCTACTATTCTTCTTAACTCTTCTTTGATGTTTGCTTTTGCAATAATTCTGCTCATTGAAAAAAGATCTCTGGTTACTAATGCCCTCATTTTTCCTCCTTGTTAACAAACAGGGCAGCGGCTTATTAATCCTCTGCCCTTGATCCTAAGTTGCACCGGTGCAACTTTATGTTGTAGTTACATGCACTGCAATCTCAATCTTATTATTATCAGCGTCGGTGACTGTAATAACTGCGTCACCTGCTCCTTCGCCGGTGATGGTTATCGTACCGTTGCTTGTCGTAGCCGAAGCTATCTCAGCATTGCTCGAGGTCGCTGTAAGAGATGTTTTATATCCCGTTACCGTTATCGAGACAGTGTCATCCTCTGCGACAGTGGCCTTATAAGTATCAGCCTCCATGATGTCCGGATACCAGATATCGAAAGGCGGAGTTGATAAGGTCTCAATAGTATAGCGGCCGTTGAATGTTACCGGAACCTTTGCTTCATCGCCGTTCTGGATATTTATGGACAGCTGACCGTTTCCGATTGCATTCTTTATCTGTAGGATTATTGGAGCATCTGTTCCGCTCATTGATCCTACATAAGTAATATTTTCAACATAATCGGAACTTATAAAGTCCGATCTGCCGGTAATATGTGTATATCCGTCCGAATGCTCGGTTTCGGCTGCTGCGAGAGCTGCCTTGATGGTGTCCACAGACACCTCCAAAAAGGTAGTCTGAAGAGACGCATCCCATCTGTCTATTTCCTCAAGGTCAGCTACAGTCCCGGGAATGCCGTCAACTTCTATGTTCCTTACAGTAGCATTCGCCTCGAAAGTAGAACCGCCCTGGCATGCACCTAAAAGCTTGCCGGCTGCCCTTGCACTCTCATAGTTATCTTCGCCCACATGGAAGTTCTTGAATATAGCTCCTTCACCGAGCATGAGCTTCTTTTTCGTGTTTGCATTCAATCCTGATCTAAGCTTATGCATGGTTTTATCTCCTTTCAGTTATGATAAATACAGTCAAATGACATGTTGATATGCAGGATGTCTTTATTTTCATCAGGTACCCATTTTTGATCATTGTTAGACAGCGGATTGGCAAGATACTGCGGAGCTGACAGTACACTGCCGTGCAGGTGCTCCTCAATATCATCTGCAAGTTTCTGCAGGGCAAATTCCGAGCCTCTGATACCCCACAGATCGAGCTCTACTACCGCCCGATACTCTCCTATAGGTCTTGAGTCAAATACTACATACGGGAAATCTTTCTTTTCCTTCGCTTCCCGGAGATATACATGGGAGCATAGTGGGAGAAGCTGCGCCTTAATGCCTTTGTTTAGTGCCATAGAATCGCGGTTAAACATCATTCGTCGCCTCCCTGGTAGTCTTTTTCACTTGTGCCCTTAAGAGCCTCGGCGGCATCCTGAAGGCCTGTCAGATACTTAGATTCGATCTCCACTATGGTCGGAATATTGTACTCAACATTACTTCTCAGTATTGCCCTCTTGGGCTGAGAAGATGTGCCGAGCTCCTGCTCCACTCCGTACCAGGTCTTATGCTTGATACCTACCTGTAAGTCGGTCTCTTTGCTTCTTACCCAGTACTGAAACGCTGAACTCTTGCCCTTGATACGGTTTGACATCCGTCCACGCTGCCGTAGTCCCTTCCAGAGTTTAAATGCGTTCTCATTACACTTCCGGGCTACGAATTTTCCGACATCCCTAAGTGCAGCTCTGGTCAGTTCTACGATAGAATATTGGCAGTAATCTACGTTGGATACGTATTTTATGCCATTTTTATCAAATTTTACAACGCTTTTCGGTACGCTCATTCGTCATCAACCCCGTATACTGTAATCTCAATCTTGTTATGATCCCGATAGGTCCTTAACACATTGTAGGTTTTTCCGTCATGCACGACTTCTTTTTCGTCTTGATAATCCAAGTAATCGGCAAGTACGAACTTGAGTGTTGGCTTAAGTCCGTCCGCCTGCGCCTGATAAAATTCAGACTGTCCGATACTTCGAAGCTGTGCAAATACCTCTCTGTCATTGACTGTGCGGTTTGTTATCCCGTATTCGTCAGTGGTTTCAGTATAACTTCGCAGGTATATCACTTCGTTATACATCCTCATCACCTCCGGATACGTCAAAAGTGGACTTACGTATGCAGTCAAGCTGATACTGCCAGCTGCCCTCATAAGCTTCCATCTCTGCGATGGTATCGGCATTTTTCCACTGTACATACGTTATAACCGCTTCTGTGACAACCTGATTACTTTCATCGTTAGCTATGTCAGTGTGTACGCCGGCGCGGATCATCTCCTGCCTTGCGGTACTGATAAGCCTCGTAATCTGATTGTCAAGTGCATTATGCCGGATCCTGAGAGCTGTCTTAACATCATCTATGAGTGCCATTGCAAGTCCTCCATATATCCGGGAGCCGAAGCCCCCGGATGTTAAAATCATTCTGCGGTTACTGTTACGGTGTAGGTGTTACTTCCATCGTCGCCGGTAACCTTTACTACTACCTCGTTCTCGCCGGTTTCCCATGTTACTGTATCGCCGCTGTCAATCTCAGTATCGTTCACGGTGATCTTGATGGTTGCCGCCTTATCGCCTGTAGCTGACACCTTGTTAGTCGCATTTGAAGTCGTTACTTCATACTCAAACACGTTCGGGCTGAATTCAGGTGTCAATGTAAGCGACCCGATCGTCAGGCTCGATAGGGTCTCACTTATGGGGTTACGTCGAGCTTCGCGAAAGCTCTGGGTGCAAGAAGCGCACACTGGAACCTTGCATATCCGCTGAAAATGTTGACATGCTTCTTGATATCGCGGTCAGACTCAACCATGATGTCCTGTACCATATTGCCGACAATCTGCTTAGGATCTCCGATCCAGATGATATCATCGACAATGGCATCCTCAACCTTCACGGGGAATCCCATAAGCATACCGCGGATACCCTCGTTCGCTGTCTGCTGGAAGATAGGTCTTCCGGCATCGTCTACCATGCCAACAATGTACTTGTAGATGGTGGTCTGAGAAGCGTAAACTTTAATGTTGGATACGTTCTTGAGAGTAGCCAGTGTATTGGTAAGGTCGGTCCATGCAAGTACACCGCTTGTGTCAGCATCGACTGCGTTTGTAGCACTTGCATAGTCGGTACCGATCTGAGCGATTACATCCCTTGCAAGAGCTGCACCGAGACGGTCAGCGATCTCGTTGGTGATAAACTGCTCAAATCCGTCAATGCTCATGATACCGAGTGCGTAGCTGATCTCGACAGTCTTCGCAAAGTCTTTACCGGAGAGGGTAACCTTAGCAAAGGTGTTGTTTTCGTCATCAGCCGGAGCTGTTGCCTCGTTTACGGTACCTGCGTCACCTGCTGCGATAGCTGTACGCTTTGTCACTTCGAGGATGGTGCCTGTTCTGTAGATGGTGATATCACCAAGGATACTGTGCTTTTCGTCGATCAGATCCCAGATTGTGTTAAGCAGTGTTGTAGGCACTGTATAACCTGCGGTCTGTCCACCGGTTGTTCCGGTTGTGTGCACAAATGCTCCACGCTCTTCAGCTGTAAGCTCTAAGCCGAGCATTTCCTTGCACCATGCGGTGCGGTATTCTGCAGAGTCAGGAGCAAAGGTTCTGGTCTGTACGGGAGGTACAGGACTCTGTATGGATGTGGGAACTGCTTCTTTGGCTGCAAGTCTTGCTGCAAGAGCATTTCTCCTTTCGATGTCTTCAAGGGCTACTCTCTGCCCTTCCAGTTTGTTAACTTCAGCTTCAAGAGCCGGCACGTCAAGACCTTCTGCCTTGCTGTCAAGGAGAGCTCTTATCTCCTTAAGTCTTGCAATTATCTGTTCAAGTGTCATTTCTTTTCTCCTTTCAAGAGTTTGTCGATTTTTGTTTTAAGTTCTTCAATGGACTTGCGTTTTTCGGCTTCGAGAAGTCGCTCCGCTTCCGCCTTTGCGATCACTCCGTCGCTCAGGCTCCTTGCCGATATCTCAGTACCATCATTTGCCGGGATGGATACCGCTGATACATCAAAAACCTTTTCAAAAGCTGTGATTTTGCGGTGATAATAGTGCTTTCCATCCCTGTTTTCTTCCGTAATTTCATCGGTTTTAACGCGAAATCCGAAAGACATCTTGTCTGTATAGCCACCCTTTATCTCACCATAAAGCTGCTTGCCTATTTCGGTTCCGCCAAGATAAGCCTCAACCTTAAGTCCGTGAGAGTCAGGAGTTAAGCTCAATGTGTTATTTGCCGTTCGCGCAAATACTCTGCCGACATGATCGTATTGGAAGATTACGTCTGACAGATCGGCTCCGTCAAAGGCTCTTGAATCTACTTCCTCGTCAAATATTACATTCCCGGAGCTGTATATCTGGTACCGCTTGCCGAATGTAGTAGCGTAACCTCTGACCTTGAAATCCTGCGCTTCATCAACAGCCACCGTCATGCGCCTGTATTCGCGTCCTGCTTTGATTTTTTCATCTAAATCCATTATTTCTCCTCCTCTGAAGTCTCGCCCGTCGGCATAGTATCAAGTCTCCTTACAAATTCATCTCCGCCCTCATAAGGTGCAAGATTGAATACCTGGCGGAGTTCGTTCGGTGTCAGGATACCCCGGTCAACAAGCTGGATCATGTTAAGTTTGGTCTTATTACTTGCATATCCGATCCGGTTGCTCTCATATATGATGTAATTTTTCATCTGCTGTTCGCGGACCGTGAATACCTTACGTGTCAGCTCTGTACCGAGAGCTACGAGGAAAGGCTCAATCCTTGCCTCGTAGAAGGCTTCCATGTCATCCTCGTTATATTTTGACATCAGGATGTCGTCATTTATACCGTAGTAACGGAATACGTCATCTCTGTATTCCTTGATAAGCTGTGGATCCGTAACTATCGGCTTCATCTCGATCGGAGTGAACTCCTGCGTAGCGTCAAGCGATGCGATTCCGCCCGAGTTCTCAAGATTTAAGTAATCTTGGACAAATTGATCCTTCTGTTTTCTCACATCGTCATTTGACAGCATAGCTTTTGTCGATTTCAGGATTCCTCGAAGGTTTGCGGTAGACCTTACCGCATTGGCAACGCCCTGATCGGCTGTGTTGATAAGATCAAGCTTGTTAAGTATCGCCCGGTTATCGTCTCCCCAGATATCTGAGGTATAATAATCCTTACGAAGAACTGCAAGATCTTCCCACGGAAGCACGAGAACGCGCTCGCTGCTGCCCGAAAATAAGAACTTGATGAATAGTCTCCCCTCGTATTCAAGAGCTTCGAACGCTGCATAAGGGACCGGATAGAAGCCTATCGTCTTTCCTGTCAGCGGATCCCTTGCTATATATATAAATACCGTATTTTTAACCTCTAACCATATCCTGACTTTAGAGAGGAAGTCCTTACCGGACATGTACATGTTAGGATGAATATTGAGGATGTCTGCTATATCCTTGCGGTTCGATACTGCGTTTGCCTTACTTGTATGCTCAGATGTCGCTCTGATACATGACCTTACGAGATCGCTCTGCCATATATCGGTCCCGAACGGTGAGAATGTCGCCGTATAAGCCCCAAGCTCTCTCCATCTGGTCTGCTTAATCGACTTAAGCGGCCGAAAAAAATCTAAAAATCCCATCGTATCCTCCTATCTCAGGTATGGCATGTATTCGTCAAAGTGTTTGACGTATCCAACCCAGGCATTCAGCAGGCTTACGCTTCCGTCAATTCGTCTGCCCTTCTGGATCTTGACCGGTTGGATCATCTCAAGCGAGTCCGTTTTTGTATGTTTAGCGGCAGTGTTGGCCAGACACCAACGTAACACCGGATTGTTATTATAGTTAACTATATGCTCATGGAATGCTGCGCCCATCTCTCTCATAGGCTGGTTCCAGGTATAAGGACCTTGTGCGGTCTTCTCCATATCGAATCCGTAGCCCTCCATCTCGGGCACCCAGTACCCGGAAAGAGCTCGGTCATAGCATACCCATAGAGGTCTGATATCAAATTCTTCAACCATCCGGACAAACCATTTTGTAACTTCGCTGTAATTAACCTGTGCGCCTTCATTGATAGTGATCCAGCCTTGCTCAGACCATAATTTGTACGGTGCTTCTTTTCCTCCGGTCTTTTCAAGCAGATCAATTTTACTTTGCGGCATGAAGTAATGCTGAAGTACATATATCGTATTCTTTCCGGGCTTGCGGATAATCAGCGAACCACACGTCAAGTCCGTAGTCGCCGAAAGGTCGCATCCGCCTATAGCATATGAGTGTGATATCTCATCCATCGTGTAAGTATCCTTACACACAAGCTCTTCGTAGCTCAGCCAGGATGCAAGTTCTGTCTCCGCAAGATTAAAGTCCTTAGTAAGTAAAGTCGGCACGAATGTAGGATCCTTTTTTGCTTTTTCCACATTCGCCTGCAAGGTTTCCAGCTTCTTGATCTTTCCAAGCCCCGGATTAGCCTCCGGCCAGTGTGCCGGATCCTGCCATGTGCCTCTGTCGTTAAGTTCATAGATCAATGGCAGCAGTGTGTAATCTATGATTACTCCCAGTGCTACAGCAGAAGCATATGCGTAATGATCGTCGAAGAAACCTTCGCGGACAAAACCGTTTGTCGTTATCAGCCATGCCATTGGCTGGTCTCGCATAGACTGACCTTGTACCATAACGTCATACAATGCCGAATTCTTCATTGCATGAAGCTCATCAAGGCTGAAGAATGACGGGTTAAGACCGTCCATGGTGCTTGTGTCTGATGCAAGGCACTTTATGAATCCCATGTTCAGCTGACAGTATATGTCGCTTTGTCTCTTGGTCGTAATTGCCTTGAGCTCCGGAGACTGCAGGCGCATATTGACGCATTCCTGATAGATGAGGTTCGCCTGATCCTTCTTGTTTGCTGTGCAGTAGATTTCGGGACCGTTCTCACGGTCATTCAAAAATACATCCCACTCGACTGCAGCTGTCTCGGTCGATTTGCCACACTTACGACCTCTTACATCGAACACTTCACGGAACCTGCGGAGCTTCGTCTCTTTGTGCCTCCACCCGAATGCAAGCTGTATCTTCGCCTTTTGGAAGAGTTCGAGCTTCATGCTCTGTCTTGCGAATTTGCCCTTTGAGTGCTTGCAGAATCTCTCGATAAATTCAATATGCCGGTACCCTTCCTCCTCATCGAAGTAGTAAGGGAAGTCCTCCGGCGGATTATCCATGTATCCGATCTCTCGCTCATATACGGCGCGTACCTTGTCGGACACCACCTCGGAGCCTGAGTGTATCGCTTCAAGGTACTCTCTCGGATAATTCGTCATTTGCCTCCGCCAAGGTACCGGAGTATATCCTGCCCGGCTGTATTAACCTCGGTCTTAGGCATGAGGTCGGTCAACTGCTTGATCAGTGCCGCATAGCTCTTTTGCAGCTTAATGTAAGCGTCCGCCTCAACGGTAGATTTGCGCCCCATCTGGTTGGCTCCGTTCTGGTATGTCTCGCCCCATCCGACCTCTTCTATTTTGTCCCTTAGTAGTGCCAGCTGCTCAGCTTGAAAACAAGCGTCCTGCACCAGTCCTTCTGTAATCTTCGCTACATCTTCCGGGAAAGTCGCACAAATTGCTTTAATTTTTTTCAGTTCTTTTGCCGCTGTGATTTTTTTTCTTGAACCCATTTATACACCCCCCTCGCACACGTCCGGTCAGTTCTTCGGATG